GCAGTCAGGGAGGCATGCGACAACAACTCCGACAAGAAGTTCACCTTCATTCATATCGTCGAACCTCGACCAGTCAGTGAGCGCGGGAATGATCTCGGAATGGCAGCAGGCATGAAGAAAGCGTTCGTCTCTGCTTATGTCGAAAAGGATAGTCAAAAAATCGTTCAGGAAGGTGGCTTTGACTCATTCCCGTTCCACGTTGGACGGTTCCTGAAGTGGGATGCTCTCGACGTTGGTGACGTTTGGGGATACGGCCCAGGATTCTCGATTCTGCCTGAGTCACGTCAGTTGAATTTCATGCAGAAGATGATGGATGTTTACGCTGAGAAGTCAGTGTTCCCGCCAATGATGGTGCCAGACACGTTTGAAGGCACGCTGAAGACATCCGCACGAGCCATGAACTACTATGGCGCAGGCTTGAATCCTGATTCCATCTATCCGCTGCCAGTCAGTGGCGACTGGTCGATGGCAATGGAGCGCGTCAAAATGCGCCAGGACATGATCCGCCGGCGATGCCATCTCGACATGTTCCAAATGTTTAGCATGAACGCTGCGAACAATCGTGAAATGACGGCATTTGAAGCAAACCAACTTGCCGGTGAGAAGCTGGATGCCATCAGCCCTGCGTTTGATCGCGACACGACCGATACGATCCAGCCAATGATGATTCGCTTATTTGAATCGTGGGCTGAGAATGGAATGCTTCCTCCTCCTCCTGCTGAAGCTGTGCAACAGATCGGGCCGAATCTTGTCCAGGTGCCGAATCCTGTGATCACGATGACAAATCGGCTGGCACTCGCTCTGCGTGGACTGTCGCTGCGTGCTGCTGACACGATGGTTCAGAAGATCGCATCACTTGCTCCAGTGTTTCCTGAGATCATCGATGAAATCAACCCGTCATGGTTCATTCGTGAAAGCTCAAGGCTTGCCGGCGTGGATCCTTCCTTCCTGCGTCCTCAAGAGGAGGTCGATGCAATTCGTCAAGGCCGCGCTCAGGCAATGCAGGCTCAGCAACAGATGGCAATGGCGCAACAGATGGCAGGTGCCGTAAAGGATATCGGAGGCGTGGATAAAGCCAAAGAGGTCGCCCAGGCAATGATGTGAACAACTGAATGGAAACACCAATAACACAACTGCTCTCACCTCTCACCGGTGACGAAAAAGCATCAATCGAAGGTGCTGTCATTCGCCTGTTCTCTAACGAGGACTTTCAACTCGTGTTCCGGTGGATGAATCAGACATGCGGCGGCGTGTTCTCGACCGTTTTCACGCAGTCCAACGGTGCTGATGCGATCAAAGCCGGCTTGTCAGATGGCAGCAAAGCGCACGTCAGGTGGCTACTCGACACATACCTTTCCCGTTACGACGATAAACCAGAGAAACCAACAGAACAGCTATAACAACATGATCACAATCACAGAAGACAACAAAGTGATGCGCGATGACGAGTTCATCGGTCGCATCGTCAATGACACAATCATCGCCGGTGAGAAGATCAGCGGTCGCATCTTGGGACAGATCCGAGACGTTGCGGCAAACCCGAATCTGAAGGTTTCTCTCATTGATCCCAAGCTCGACGAGCCTGCATCGGCCGAAGCTGAAGAACCGGTCAAGCTACCTCCTCCACCTTCGCGCTGGGACATCAGCGGATTCGGTAACTACTGGGAGAATCCACAGCAGTTCCAGCTTCGATTCGTCAACACTTACGGCCCTAGCGAGTTCAACTCGTGGAAAGAAATCAACGTCAAATAACATCATGGACACAACAACAACGACCACAGAAACGACTGCGCTCGAAACGCAGATCACACCAACGCCGGCGACTCCCGACATTGCGCCATCAACAGTCACTCGACCTGACTACATTCCAGCCAAGTTCTGGGATGAGGCCAAAGGTGAGCCAAAGGTTGATCAACTCGGCGCATCATATCAGTCGCTCGAAAAGGCATTCAGCGAGAAACGCGAGATCAAGATCCCAGGTGCCAACGCAACACCTGAACAGATCGCCGCTTATCGCGCTGAAGTCAGGAAAATCACCGGTGCGCCTGAGAAAGCTGAAGACTACGGTCTGAAGGCACCAGAGAACCTGCCTGAAGGCATTGAGTGGAATGCTGACACTGCCAACAAAGCCGCAGCAATTGCAGCAGAGTATGGCATTCCACCTGAAGCACTGCACAAACTCATTGACCTCAACAATGATAACTTGAGTGGCATCGTCACCAAGTCGGCTGAGTTGCAGGCACAACAGATTCAGAGCGTGATCGATGGGCTGAATACTGAATGGGGCGCAGATGCTCCAAATAACTGGCAGCGTGCAGCTCGTGGAGCACTGGCAGTCGGCATCGACATCAAGACCAGCAAACTGGCATCGGATCCTGAATTCATTCGCGCCTCACTGGCTGTGGATAAGTTCCTGCGCGAAGATTCCGGCCTGGTCAGCGGTGACAATGTCGCGGCTACCTACCAAGAGCAGGCTGATCGCATTCGCAAAAGTGACGATTACCAAGGAAAGAATGGCATCGAGAAGCAAACCGCTGCATTGTCTCAGCTTCAGCGTTTGCACGGTGCTGCGACCGCATAAGATTTGAGGTGCCGAGTTGTGTCGGCGTTTTTGCACTAGCTCTAGTGTCCTCAGAATGAGCAGGGGTCAGGTCTTAATCGGCCTGGCCCTTTTCGTTGCATACTCATTCAGAGGGTTTGATGGTTTCATCGGAGCATAGCAGTCCCATTGCTGGGAATCTGCTAGCGTGAGTTGCTCATTCGTCGGGAATTAGGAACACCATCGCACACTTAAATCTTCCCGCTCGGCTGTCTCAGTAAACACGGGTCAAACGATTCAAGCGGCAGCCTATCCTTTCGGATAAGACTTTTGCACGGCTGATCTGCTTTCTACCGTGCGCCGAATCTCCAACATTGGCCCACGTTGCCCACTCAGGGACGCTACCAACTATGTCAGGCAGGAGATGCCCAGAACGCAAAAGGCCGACTTCCTGAGAAAAAGTCGGCCTCGGCGGGTTTCCCCAATGGGTCGGATCACTCTTTCTCAGAGAGGGAAACCTATTTGAATTCGACCTGAAGGTGAAGCATTTGTCGCTTCTTGCAAGTTAAATCAGTGTTTCACTACAACTCCTGATTCTTATGTGCCGCTCATGTGCAATGATCCTTTTTCTCAAAAATGAGAAAAGTTCTTGCTTTGATTCTCATTTGTGAGAATATCCTGAATCAGCCCCAGCAATGGACAAGCTGAAAGCCGGTCTACGAGGTCTTCAACGAAGGCAACCGAGGAGCACTGGAAGCAACGACTTCCGACACTGTCCACAACGGACAGGTCATCTCACCTCATCACACCAAAATCATGGCTACCATTGATACATTCTACCCAACAGAGTTCGAACGCTCTTTCTCCCAGGCTCTCCAGCAGATGGATTCGCGCCTGCTCAATTCCGTTACTCGCGCCGATTTCACCGGCAAGAAGAAATGGTTCAACCTCATCAACGATTCCGAAGCTCAGGACGTTCTCACTCGCAAAGGTGACACGCCTGACGGTGAATTCGACGGATCCAAATACTGGCTCACCCAGCGTCCGAAGGAAAAAGTCACTGTCTTCGATGAGTTCGACAAGCACTTCCTCGGTTCCATCGTTCTCCCAACGAGCGACGAAGTCCAGTCTCACGCGATGGCATTCAACCGTGCAATCGATGACGTGATCATCAATGCCTTTGACGCTACCCGCTACATTGGCGAAGACGGCACGACCTCGGATGCTTTCAACTCCAGCTATTCCATCGCGTCCAGCTATGTTGAAACCGGATCCGCCGCGCAGAGCGGTCTGACCATTGGCAAACTTCGTCGAGCCAAATACCTGATGGATTTGGCTGAAGTGCCAAACTCTGACCGTATGCTCGTCTGTGGTGCTCAACAGGTGCAAGACCTTCTTCGCACTACGGAAGTCACCAGCGAAGACTTCAACAGCATCAAGGCACTTGTGAGTGGTCAGGTCGACACCTTCCTCGGTTTCAAGTTCCTGTCCTCGCAGCGTCTCATCAATGCCACCGTTTCCTCGGTTGCTGACATCCGCTCCGTGTTTGCCTTCCACAAGAGCGCAATCAAGTTCGCCATGTCCGACCGCAAGGTGCAGATGGACATTCTGCCTACCCGCCGGCACGCCCTCCAGATTCGCTCGACCATGATGCTCGGCGCCGTCCGCACTGAGAATGAAAAGGTTGTCCGCATCTATTGCGATGAGTCCCCATAACACCTGAACTGATTGGGGCGGTGTAACAACCGCCCCTTTCTTAACAATTTACAAACCGCTAAAGTTCAACACTCAATAAAATACCAATATGGCTGCACTCGTAAACACCACTCTATTCACCAATCAAGCCACTGCGCTTCTTGATGGCTCCGAACGCCCAACCCGTTCGCCAGCATCTCTCACCGGAGGCACATTGAAATGCCTTCTTGCGACATACACCACCACCGGAGCGGAAGCTACCAACGACACGTTCAGCCTCTGCTACCTTCCCAAAGGTGCAGTCGTATCGCGTGGCGATAGCTACGTGTCATGCGTTGATCCTGGCACTACCCTGACGCTCGACATTGGCACTTCCGCTAATGCTGACGTTTACGCAGACGGCATCGTGCTTTCTACTGGTGGAACCGTTACCTTTGGATCGACTCTTGCTGGCACTGCCGGTGATTTGGCCTTTGTTGCCACTACCGACAATACCCAAGTTATTGTCACGCTGGCATCTGCTGACACTGTCACTGCAAGCAAAGTGATTTACTTCACGATTGCTTACTGGGACTTTAATTGATCCGAAACCAACCAAAGAGCGGAGCGGTGCTGTTGCACTTCTCCGCTTTTTGTGTATTATCCCACTACTATGGCAGCAACAGCAACCGAGATCGCGAATCTGGCAATTGCCCACTTGGGTGGACGAGCACTGACAGCACTGTCAACCGACAGCACACAGCAGGCTGTGAGCCTCCGTAAATGGTGGAATCCTGAAGCTGGAACGCCTGTCTACACTGCTCTTGATGAGACATTGCGAATGCACCCGTGGAATTTTGCCACTGCGCGAAAGAGACAGACCGTTACCTATCACACTCTCACAGGCGCTGCAGTGACTAATGAAGGCGGGTTGATTAAGATCACTCATCCTGGGCATGGATACGCTACTGGCGACCGAGTCTATGTGAAGGATGTTGAAGGAGTCACCGCCGCAAACGGTCAGTGGTATGTCACCGTCGATGGAAACCATTTCACTCTGGACGACTCGGTCTTTGCCGGAACTTACACAAATTCGACAGGCAGCGTCGTCGGCATTCCTCAGTTCGCCTATGACTTCCAGCACACTCCTCCAGCAGACTGCCTTCGACCGTTGTCGATCAATGCTGACGGTGGGCAGAATGAAGACGATGGATCCGACTTCCTGCTCGAAAAAGGCGTGATCCTCTGCGATGACGAGACGATCAACCTGAAATACATCCAGCGCATCACTGATATTACTGATTATCCAGCCGACTTCGTAACCGCATTCAGTTATTTGCTTGCCTCATACATCGCTTCAGACACCGCCGGCAGCAGTGGTCGAGCAACTGAGCTTCACCAGTTCTTTACGAAGGCAGCAGCACCACCTGTGAAGTCACGAGATGCCAACGAGGGAAAAGGCCGGCGCATCACTCCGTTTGATGACTCTCAGGTTGTCCTTTCTCGCGGAGGTTATTCACTATGAGTTCACAGATTCAAACGATCAAAGCGGTCTTCAACGGTGGCGAAATGTCACCGATCATGGATGGGAGGACAGATTCTGAGAAGTATGCAACCGGATGTCGCATGCTGGAAAACTTCATGGTGCGTTCCTACGGTGGAGCGTTCAAACGTCCAGGCACAAGGTTTGGAGTGACAGACAGCGGTATCTTGAGAGTCATCCCGTTTAGGCGCAGCACTGATGTGAACTTTGTGCTCGCCTTCAAGGTGAACTCAATTGTGGTGTACTCCTACACTGCCGGCGCATTCACCTCGGTGACCACCGTCACGACTGATTACACATCAACCGAGATCCCATTGCTGCACTATATCCAATTGAATGACGTGATGTTCTTCACCTGCTCGACCAAGCATCCAAAGCGTTTGACGAGGAACAGTGATGGAACGTGGACATTCGTCGATGTGCCATTTGATTTCGCGCCTGTGCTCGATGCGCCAAAGGATGCGACAACGATGCGCCTGCTGTATAACGCAGACGACTGGAACACGAGTTCAACCTACACCAAAGGGAACATTGTCACGCTGCCATTCACGCAGGCAATTACAGGTATCACAACATCTGGTGGTCTTCACCGAGTTACTGCTAACGCGCACGGGCTGAGTAATGGAGACACTGTGACAATTTACGGAGTCGCTGTGACGAGTGCGCTGGGAACATGGGTCATCTCAGGGGTATTAGCTAACAGTTTTGATCTTGTTGGTTCTGCCGGCACCTTAACTGGCACCTATGGCGCTGCAACAGGAGCATTCTACGTCACCACAAGTTCTGATTACATCCGCACTTTTGTCTATGAATCGGCAACGACATCAACCGCTGCTGTATTCAAAACCGCTGATTGGACTGAAGCGACATACACGTCATCGTGGAATCTTGGGACAACTTATGCATTTGGCGTAATCGCTGAATACGAAGCAAGCAACTATGTGTGCATCACAGCAGGTGCTGCAACTGCGGCAAATGCTCCTGACGGGACATCGCCAGCATGGGTTCGCGTAAACTATAAAAGCAGCGGTCTTCAAATTACTAATTACAGGCTGATTAGTAGTTTAAGCACAACATTCAGTGCTGATGAAATTGGAGCAAACTGGTTACTATCACCAAGCTCAACAAAGAGATTTGCTAATGAGGTGATGGGAACCTCAACGGTTTCAACGACCACTAGTTCTTCTGTATTTATTCAGAATGAATTCATCTTCAGAACAACATGGGCATCTGTATCTGCTCCAGTCACAACTGTAGTCCACATCGAGGAATCGCTTGATCAGGTCAATTACTCAACACTCCGTGAGTGGTATATCAATGATGTAAATGAAGGGACAATATCCTATTCTGGCACCGCTCCAAACACTGGAGGATGGTATCGAGCGACAACAATTCGACCTTTAGGCACGGCAACAACTGCGGCGAGAATGACGCTTGAGCCAGTGAATGGCATTCTGAAGATACCATTCATTCTCAATACATATTCAGCATCAACGCCATATCAATTTATCGGAGTTCCACAACTCGCGGTGAATTCATTGATTCCGAACGAAGTCCTTGGAAGCGATTTCGCCATCTGGCAGAAGGCAGCATTCTCTGTATCTCGTGGGTATCCTCGCACATTGGCATTCCACGATCAGCGGTTGTTCTTTGCATCGACGACAACTGAGCCAACACGCATTTGGGGGAGCCAGACTGATGACTTCTACACATTCCTGACCGGTGCTCTCGACACGAGTGCGATTGACATGACGCTTGCGGCGACTCAAGCGAATGAGATCCAGTGGTTGGCATCATTCAAGCGCACGATGGTCATCGGCACGAGTGGCGAGGAGTGGACGTTGGACACCGGCGACACCGATTCGGCCTTAACGCCGGCGAACATTAGACTTCGCAGGTGGAGTCGATATGGCTCGTCGCACCATCAGCCTGTTCTTTCGGGCGACTCCCTGCTGTGGTTGACGAGAGACGACCGTTTGCGTGAGTTTGCCTACGTCTTTGAGAAGGATGGTTACTCTGCGCCAGACATGATGCTGCTCGCGGAGCACATCCCAAGTAGATCGACAGTTGAATACATAACGTACTCGCAGTCACCTGACCCGATTGTTTGGCTCGTGCATGCTGATGGTTCATGGAGTGGATTCACCTATGATCGTGAGAACTCGGTCACAGCCTGGCATTCGCACCGGACATTTACCGGAGATAAGATTCTGTCCCTTTGCACGCTTTATTCCTCATCGACCGCAGCAGATTCGCTCATCTTCCTGACAAACCGCAAAAGCGGAACCATCAATCTTGAGTCCATTGATGGTGCCATCATGATTGCCGCAGTTACTTCATCAGATGTGAACTATCAATCAGCATCAGACACGCAACATTCGACCGGCAAAGCAGGGTTCTTTTGCGATTGCTACAGCATACTGACTCCGACAGGGACAACCACATCGGTGTTCACTGTGTCAGGCAATGCCAATCTAACGAGCCGATCACTCATTCTCGGCACATCGTCAGTGACTACTACCGGAGCACCAATCGAAGCTACCGCCGGCGCAAGTACAGTGACGTTTGCTCTGTCTTCTGTGGCAGCACCAATGAATGTCGGTCTTCCTTATGTTGCATACATCATTCCGAACAGAGTCGAGATCCAGCTTCGTGACGGCACCGCTCAGATGAGGAGATGGAGAGTGGCTCGTGCAGCATTCCGACTGTTTCGCTCATTCTACGGTCAGGTCTGGAATAGATTGTCAGGTGCAGACTACACCTACAGCACTCGCATCAATATCGACAACATCGATGCGTTCCCAGTATCACCATCACTCACTGCGACCACCACTGGTTATGTCACCGGTCAGACATTGCCTGACGCTGTGAACCACGACTGGGGAAACTGCTTGGATATCGTGATCGCATCGAAGCATCCTCTGCCATTTAATCTCACCGGCATGATACTGGATGTCGAGATCGACGGCACATCGGGGGCTGGAAGATAATATGAACATCAGAGCATACACATCAGATGACTTTGATTTGGTCGCCTCCTGGGCAAAAGCGCGGGATATAGCCTTCCATCCTGCGTTCCTTAGCAAAAATGGATTCATTGTCACAGATGATGCCGGTGAACCATGTGCCGTTTCGTGGGTTTACCTCGTGTTCGACGTTCCAATTGCAATGGTCGATAACTTCATCACTCGACCCAATAGCAGCATCAAAACTTCCAAAGCCGCATGGCAAATCATGTGGTCAACCATCAAATCATTCTTGGAGAATCTTGTGAATTGCGAAGGCATTCCCATGAATTATCAATTCGTCAGAACACATTGCAAAACTCCTCTGGCTCGCTTTGCCAAGAGTGACGGTTGGCATGTATCAAAAACCACCAGCACACAGATTACCTATGAAATCACACCAAGACTGCCTTGATTTCTTCCCGCTAAATTGCTCAAACTTTGGGTGGTTAAGAACTCCTCCATGCAATACAGGGGTTGAGATTGGATTAGCCATTGCAACCGGAATCCAAGTCGCTGGTGCATATATGTCTTATGATGCATCAAGAACCGCTGCAAAGCAGGCAGAACTCAATGCCGAAGCGCAGAACAAGGCTATTGGTCAGGAGCAGATTCGTCAGGCGCAACAGAACGAAGAGAACCAACGTCGAGCAGTCACTGAGCAGGCTAGGTTTAGAGCGCAGCAGACAGCGGCAATGGCGGCAAGCGGAGCGACACTCGGAACCGGCACAAGCCTGTCACTGGAGGCAGATACATGGGCAAAGCAGCAGACTGAACTGAGCGACCAGCAGCACATGGCAGATCTGTCTCAGCGACAGTTGTCGTATGAAGGTCAATCGCTTCTGGCAATGGGCGAGCAGCAGTCAGCGGCAATCAAGGCGCAGGGCAATGCTCAATTAGTGTCCAATATTGGACAGATCGCCGGCCAGGCTTATCAAGGATACAGCACTCGACCGCAAACAACCGGTGGCAAATCGACAATCCCTTCAGGATATACTCCAAAAACCGTATCAGCCACTCCATCTGGATTATAATTTATGGCACGCATTCCAATTCTACAAAGCCCAACGCTGCAGGCTACGGGCAACGCGACGATCAAGACACCGGATCTTCCAGCCGTAACCAATGCGGCACTCGGTGAAGGCTTGATGAATATCGGCCAAGCTGGGTTCAAGATGCTTGAGATGAAGAAGAAGGCTGATGACATCACAAATGTCACTGCTGCCACTCTGTCGATGGACAAGGCTCACAAGGATTTCATCACTTATCAGCAGTCGCCTGAAGGAATGAATGACGATGCCAATTGGAGCAAGAAATGGAGCGAGATCTCAAGCAAGGTTGGTGAGGATGTGAAGACGATGGCACTCACGCCAGAGGCTAGATTGCATCTTGAAAGCAAACTGTCCAACTGGAGCACCAATGGAGCGATTCGTGTGCAGGCTGATGTGTTTAAGCAGTCTGAAAACAAGGTGTTATCTGCCATCGATTCAGCAAAATCAGCAAGACAATGGGATGCTGGACAGTCTGCGATAACTGCTGCGGAAGCAATTCTTCCATCTTGGCAAATTGAACGACTTCGCAACGATATGAATGAATCAAAACGAACACAAATCTTGAACGATTTTAGCAATACAGTTGGATCGTTAAGAAAAGAAGGAACCGCTGATGCAGCTGATCGGATCGATGCAATGGCGAATGAAATGTTTGCCAATAATCACATTTCTGAAGAAAACTATAAACTCATCAAGGATTCTGCTGATAAGCAAAAGCAATTGGCTATTGATTCTGAACAAAGAAACCAAGATCCAATTGGCAATGCCAACAAATTGCAGAGCGATAAAAACTATCTCTCATGGTTAAATCCTGATGATCGCGCCTCTTTGATTGTTCAATCCCAAAACACACTGAAAAGGTTTCAGAGTTCAGAGTCGGAAGCTATTGTTAATCTTGCAATTGATGGGCAAGTCAAAACCTTTGAAGAGGCAAAACCTCTTTTCAAATGGAGTGATCCTTCTCAGCAATTAGAGATTGAGAAGATGTTTAGAAACCCTGGCCCATCGAGTGAAGATCAGGCGTTAAAGCTCAATCAAGACACAATGGCATTGATTAAGAATTACGATTCTGAAACAGATATCGACAGTGCCACCAGAGCGCAGATCGCCAAATCAATTTCAAGCATGAGGAAATATCGCCCTGATATGGCTGATGGTCTTAAATTTGAATTTGAAAAGAGAATCAAAGACGGCAAGCCAACTGGATTCTCTGAATTCTCATCTGAGACACACACCATATTCAATGAGCTTTATCGCAGCGGACACTTCGGTGATCTTGGTGATGAGAAAAATGACAAGGACTCACCAAAAAGAGTAAAAGCCTTAATGGCTCAACAAACTCTTGAATCTCAAATTAAAGATGAATTCAACAAATTGCCAAAGGAGCAGCAAAACTTTGAGTCATTGAAAAAGTTAATGAATTCTTCGTTCAAGAGTATTTTAAAACTATCAGGTGCAGGGTCAGTGAATCCACTTCTGCCAAGAGTAAATTGGGAGAACACTCAATCACGAGTTCAAAGCATTCTCAGCGAGCAGAAAAAATAAAACAATCCGACTGAATCCAAATGATCGACGAAACAAAAGCCAAGGAATTTGCATTAGGCATTGAAGATCCATCGGTTCCTGATGGTGAGAAGTTCAAGATGGCAACCGCTCTTGATGAATACTTCCAAGCTGAAGATCTGAAGGTAGATAAAAGCATCAAAAAGGCATTCACATCACCATCAATTGAAGGCGTTAAGATTGATGACAACGTCATGGCCGGTTATGGCACTTCACCTGAAGAAATCGCGACCATCAAAAAAGGCGCAGCAAATGTTGCCTGGCTTGCGAGGCGTGAACAAAAGCCCATTGATCATTTCAATCTGACATTGCCCGTCTATCAGGACACTTACGCGCAGCAGTTCTTTAAGTCGCCAAAGAAGACCGTCACTGATGACGAGTTCTACCAACTCGTGAGCGAAGACTACAAAGCACAAGACAATGCTCACAACCTGGCCTTTAGCGCAGCGGCACGAGATTTCACCGCAGACAGTGCAATCAATGAATTCAATGTTGGATTAACCGGCTCACCAGTAGCTGGACGTATGAAAGACTATCACCAGTCGATTGGTGATCTACACCTTGAATACACGCAGAGACTTGCGCCATACCGAACAATCATTGATCAAGCGGCGAAGACTATTCAAAGCCTTGATCAAACGCCTTCAAACACATTTAACAAACTTACCGACAGTCTTGTCTTTGGTAAAGAGTTTGAAGTCCAAGAGAACGCTAATGATGCATTCAGCAAGATAGCTGAGAGTTTGCTTTCGCTGCCGCCAAAAGAGCGGTTGCTGGTAATCAATGCCATTGGTGAAGCGGGTTCAGCGGATCCAAAAGAAAAGAAAGCTTACTTGGAAAAAATCGCGATATCAATGGAGCGCGAAATAGAAAAAGGAGTCACTGGCACTGCGTCATTGGCTGAGTCGATGCTGACATCACAAGCAATTTCATTGTATCAAAACATCCCTGAGATGCAGGGAATTGTAGATGTTGCCAAAAATCGTCGAGAACTCCAAGTCTTAGCCGGCCAAGTAAAGATGATGGCACACAGCAAAATCAATCCTATCGCCGGCAATAATTGGTGGGAAGAAACCGGCATTGGAGTCGCACGCATGACTCCGTTGCTGGCAGCGACATTCATTAGTAGCCCTGCGTCGATTGCTATCATGACAGGTCAGTTCAGGGATGAGGCAACTATTGAGGCAGTAAACGCAGGAGTGTCATTTGAGAACGCAGAGGTTGTCGGTGCTATTTCGGCACCGTTTATGGCAACTCAGGAATTCATCTCAAATGCTTTGCCGCTAGGAAAGATCAAGATTCCATTTATCGACAAATGGCTCAAAGCTGCAACAACAAGCGTCAAGAGCGCAGCAATTCGCGTTGCAACGCGCACTGTAATCGGAACGGCGACCGAGATCTCTGAAGAGGTCATGCAGACTGCGACACCTTTGCTCACCCAAGATCTGCTTTCTGAGTGGCAATCTGCATGGTCAATCGAAAGCGGAATCTCGAAAGCTGACTGGGATGAGCGCATGCCGAAGATCTCGGACATTGCAGAGCAGACATTTGGGCCGGCACTGATCGTGTCATTCCTCATGGCAGGCAGAATCTCCATTGCAGACGTGAAGAATTCACGCGCATTGATAACATCGCCTGACTATATGGTAAAATCAGGCATTGCTCCTGACTTAGCCAACCAGATCACAGTTGAAGGTTTGAAGGGCAACTACACTGAAGTCGATAAATTGTTCCGCAAAGGTTTCGACAAAGGCAACAAAGCAACGCCAGAGCAGATCAAGGAAGCTAAAAGAAAAATCAACATCAGAGAATCAGCGGCACTTGAATGGCATAACAAAGCCAGACAGGACTTTGGCCTTGGAACTCCAGCAAACATTGGCAATGGCAAGTACCAGTTTACGACTCCTATTCTGAAGGATGGCAAAGGCAATATCATTGATCAGGGAGTCAGCGCACAATTTGATTCACTCAGTGAAGCGAATGAAGCATGGATGCGATATCTGAAAAACAGTCGAATCACCATCAGAAAAGCAGAGCAGGAATTCCTTACATCAATGGTTAATACCTTGGAGGAAAAGCAGGGTCTTGATGTTGCCTTGATGATGGACTACGACATGTTCACCAAACAGTTCACCGAGTTGTTCCCATCGACTACCGCACAAGTCGAAGAGCGCATCAAGCTGACAGGCCAAATTGATGGAGCAGTTGAAGATGTATCGCTCGACAATGCAACCCTCGAGTCTGAAGCAAACGACAATAAGAACTACCGGATCCTCGGCACTAACTCAATAGAGCAACGCGAAGGAATCTCTGTTGGAGTCATCACGCTTTACAAAGGAGGCAGTCTTCTCGACCTCATCGAGGAAAGCGCAGAAGTCGGAGTGAAGCGTTTAATGAGTGATCCGACGAGCCGCACAAAACTGATTCTGCAAATCAGAGATGTCGAAGCGAAGATGAAAGAGAGGGCGATGCAGATGGGGCAGAGGCACATGCCTCTCATCGCTACCGGCGACGACAATCAGGTTTCCAATATGGAAATCATTGAAGCATTCTCGCACATTGCGAAGTCGTATTACGTGCAGACAGCCAAGGCCGTTGAGCGTCCGACCTTCACTTCGGACATGCCGCTCAATCTTTACCTTGGCAGTCTCCAGTCAAGCATTGCTGGCATGGAATTGAAGGATGCCATAGATCTCGTCGGTGAGAAGACGCTCAACATTCTCTATCGCGCTGCTCAATTGAAAGCGATCCACGATGCGAACGGACTCAACCAGGACTTCGTCGCTGCGCTTGAAAAGAGCGTTGGTCTGAATGTATCCAACCGCAACGCAGATGCCGTTGTTGACACTGCTGCTGGCATTGCTGCGGATGCCGGCGTGACGATGTCGATGGGACGTGTCTCGCCAGAGCAAGACGCTGAGTATCTCGCTGCTGCTAAGGCGGGCGACTTGGCGAAGGCCCAGCGCATGGTGGACGAGGCGGCTATTTTAGCGAAGCATGGCCCTCGCATTGGAAAGATTGTAAATGATTTTGCTGCGGTATTGCGTGAGGGGGATTCATTAACAACTGAGGGAGATCCTTATGGTTTTGAAATTGTAACGGACGAGGTGAAAAATGGGGAACTTTACATTTCATGGATTGAGAATAAAACAGCGCCAAAACGGACTGTTGCGGATGTTTTGATAGGAATCTCGGATTTGTTTGACCTCAGACTTACGCCGCTAGGAGGTAGTCAAGAAAGTTACTACGAGTCACTCGGCTTTGTTAAAAAAGGCAAAGACATGGTTCTGGCGAGAACTTCAAAATCCGCCGGCCCAATAACCTACGACGAGTCCGGCCAAGTCATCCCTCTCAGCCAACGGTTTAACCAAGCATCGCCAGACATCAATTTCAGCATGGGTAGCGCACAGCCTTTTGACGAAGGGCAGACTTCGTTCTCTCTTGGCACTTATACAAAAGAGGCAGCAAACGACCTTGCTGACAGGTTGGGCATCTCATCCACAATAGGTCGCGAATATCTAAACCGAGTAATCCTGCCAATCATGGCAGATCTTATGGCTGGCGGCACTGGAGTTGGTGTGCCATGGGAAGGTGGGCCGATTCATCCGCTTCTGCACTACGGTACTGACGTAGCATGGCGATCTGCGCGTGGTGCCATTGCCGGCATTCTTGGATACCTAGACAAGCGTGGTGGAGTGTGGAAAGACACTGATGGTCATGAGTGGGCATTGGTTGCTGTATTCGCGATGAGTCAAGATGCTCACCAGAGTAACAACAATATGTTCATGTCATTCATGCATGCGGTTGAGAACTCAAACCCAACAGACGCGCAGAAGCTTGCTCTTGCTAAAATGATGAGAGCAACAGGTCAGAATGCTCTCAATGAAGCTATTAAAAAATACAATGAAGAAACCTTGCCTAGTTGGGAAGAAAAGAAGGAAAAATCAAAAGCCAAGTATTTAGAAAAAGCAGAAGATCGCAGCGCACTTGAGGCAGTCAGAAAAGAAAAAGCAGATCAAGCTGGGAAAAAGTATAAACCACTCAGACCTCTTGATAAATACGAAGAACCAAAAAAGCCAGAAGAACCAACCGAGAATCGTCTGATGAATTTCCCAGAGCAATGGACTGCTCAGGAGATGGAAGACTATGTCAAGACGCTGATTTATCCAGAACGCGCAGACGTTATGAATCGGCTGAAGAAGCAAGATGGAGTTGCTCTTGGTTTGCCTGATGTTGAAACTGCGATCAGACAGGGTCGCGATGATTCATATGACATGATCACTGGAGGCAGTATGCTTAATGTGATCAAGGTTGATGTTACTCGGCTACGCACTGGCCTGCGTGACAACACGTTGAATGCATCAGACTTTGGAGTGCCTGAGCACTTATCATATGACACAGTTCTCCCAGGTGAAATCGTAACGCACCTGCGTCAACCAGTGCCAATGAATGTAGCTTTCCCTGATATGGTCAGGGAGATGAAGGAGGCTTCACCAAAAAGCAGTCCAACCTATCTCATGCAAGCAAAGCTTCCAGAGAGTGTGAAGTTGCAGAAATTGACTCCAAAAGTCTTCAATGCGATTAACGATGTGCAGAAACTTAGCATTCCTCGAAATCGTGCATTGATGATGATTTCTGCTTTAAATGATCAATGGGAAGTAGCTCAAAAGGCTAAGGCAAAAAACATTGCAGACTATATACGTGCAGTAAATAATTCTGTGGCGACATCCAATTTGGTGTCAATGACAGAGTCTGAAATTAATGCGGCGCTCAAAAGTAAAACTTTAAAAATTTACAGATTGCCCAAGTTTGCCATTTTCTTTGCGATCAAAAAGAACGCAGACGGAACAATGGAAATGTTCAACGCAATCTCAAACGAACTTGCATTGAAAGGCGCAATGAATGTGATGATGCATAAGGCATTATCAGAAGGCGCAAACATTACCAAAATAACCAACGTCATTACTGATAAAAAGCCTTCTGGAGTTCTTGCTTCCCTGTTTGCTAATCACGGTTGGAAAATTGAATCTGAGTCAGAAATTTCTTCTGCGGCTAACGAGAACCAAGAGGCGGATTGGACTTCAATGGGTTGGGATAAAGCTAGACATCCAAAGCCAACGGAGTTAGTAATGAAGTATGAAGGACTCAACACAAATCAAATTTCCGCCTCTCCCGAAAGACTTGAAGGAGAGGATGCGGGAAGCATGGCCAGAGGAGAGATTAGCAATGCTAGGGCAAAATCAGGAAAACCTGCTGGCGGCAATGCTCAATACGAGTCAGGCGGAACTGACGGTGCCGGTGCTTCAGGGAATGTTGGAGGATATCGAGGATCAATTCCCAGAGGCGGTGATTCCATTGTTGCCGAGCTTGCAGCCGCTAATGCAGCACGGTTAGCGGCTTTAGGTCTTACCGCCAAAGAGCGTGATGCGATACTTGCAAAAATTGAGGCTAACCGTCTACAGGAAGGCCAAACCTTCTCCATCTCACCTGTCTTAGAAGAAGAGCGCATCACGCCAGAAAACAAGGTCGCGCCATCCATCAATGGGAAACCTGCTGCTGACATCTTTGCCGAAGTCAAAAAGAACCACGGAGTAACTCGCTCAATCTATGAGGCAGGATACGTCCTGCCAGATGGGACGATGCTGGACTTTTCTGGCAAGTCACAGGTTGGAGACTACCAACGTGGCGAAGATGGCGTATTCCGAATCAAGGCAGGTGTTCGCGACTGGATGAAGGATCAGCGCGGCATGGATCATCGAGAAATTGAGTGGCAAGACATGCCTGATTACAAAGAGAATTGGGAGCGAATGGTTGGGTTTCTACGTCTCGGCGCAGTCAGGATCGACGCAAACAGCGGTATGATTTCCATGCACAGCCGCGCAAAGATTACCTCGGCCCAAGCATCTGTTTTAAAATCAATCGTGACATCTGCTGATGGTGCGTACGTTGACCTTGAAGATGATGCAAATAATCGCTCATCCATGCAGTTGAACGGAAGCAAGTGGGGCAAGGTGAATGGACTGCTGACACAGTGGGCAAATGGTGAGACTCCAGAGTTTGAAGGCACAACCTTCTCAATGGAGAAGGCTAATCGCAAGAACTCCCTGCGTGTCCTGCTCACTAAAAAAGCACTCACTGATGCTGCTCTTGCTCAAGCCTCGTGGAAGGACTGGTATTCTGAGCACAAAGAGACTCTTGATGAATTCTTTGGCGACTCGGCTGAGTTGTTCCAGAAGATCTTGTCGGTCACGTCTCAAGCCTCAAGTGTGAAGGCAAATGTCGGACTGGCATTGAAAGCATTCGGGCAACTGATGCGCGGCGAAGAATTTGACGGGAAGCTGCGAGGTGAAGAGAAGAGCGGTTATCTGCCAGCGGTGATTTCAAATCTCAATGCGGTCAAAAATAACCTTGTTGCCAATGGTCGCAAGATTGCAAACTACACTGCTGCCAATGAAGGTGATTTGTCGAGAGTGGTCGTTGACCGGCACATCGCAAGATTGCTTTTCGGTGTGGACACTCCAAGCAAGTCTCAATATGATAAGGCTGAGAAGATACTCACAAAGATAGCCAATGAAATCGGATGGAGTCCATCGCAGGTTCAAGCCGCGCTCTGGGCTTATTCGATTGTGAAGTCAGGTGAAACGCCCGAAAGCTACGGTGCCTATTTAAAGAAACTGGAATCAAAACCGCTAACAAGGAAAGAACTCAAAAATGGACTCACTGGAAACCAACTCACCAAACGAATTGGAAACATTACTCGCGGAGGTGATGGACTCGCTTCTGTTGGCACAGGACGGGGAAGATATTCTTCGACTAGCCCAACTTTCTCAATCTCCCGATCAGACTTCACCGGACGAATAGAACAGTCACTGCGTCCGCTATTTGAGGGATCACCTGATGCCAAGCTCAAGATTGGCATGATGGCGTTGAAGCGTGCTCAAGCGATCTCAGGTGAGGCACTCTACAATGTTGGTCGCCCAGGTGCTGCAAAGCGCAAACTCGCGGAGATGGAGGCAAGCCGAATTGCAAAGCTCGGCAAGGTCACCGACAAGACTCCTGACTGGGTCAAGAAGTCGCTCGAAAAAGAGACGACTCCAGAGCAGGCGAAGGCGGCGATGCTGAAGGATAAACTCAATGGGTGGATCCAGCTTCACGATGCAATTGTGTCATCGATGCCCACCGAGATTCGCGGCACTATTGGCAGCATATCAACATTGGTGAAACTGTCTTCCGACGAGGCACGTCTCAAGTTTATCGAGGAGCGCATTCCGAAAATGGAAAAAGCGGTCGAGCGATACCTGAAGAAGGAGTATGGCGAACGCATCGACAAGATGCTGGAATCTGCTGCTGTAAAAGGCAAGGCCGGCGAGATTCCGAAATCCAAGTTCATCGTCACCGTGCAGGACGAACTGAACACGATCATCGACATGGCAAGCCTTTCGGCTGATGACACGGTCAAAGAGGCGGCACGCTATGAGGCTGAGATCATATCGGCACAGACTGCTGAAGATGCCGCTGATTCGTTCGCCAAGAGTCAACTGCTGGAAGTATTCGGTGACCTCTACGGCAAGCAGACGACTGCTGAAGAGATGGACGTGGCACACGAGTATCTCAAAGATCTCATGACACAGGGTCGCAATGCTCGCAAGATCATCGACGAGGCTCGTGCTGCGGAGATTGCCAAAATGGTCGAGCAGGCCAAGGCTGATGCGTTTGCCGGCGCGGCCAATGCAGCGACAGTGCAGGCAGGTAAAGATAAAGGCAAAGGCACTACAAAGGGCATGATGAAGGGACTCCTTCGCGAACTCGGTTCACATCGATTCGTGCTGTCTTCAATCTTTGGCAGGTCAAATAAGACTGCGGATGTATTTGATGAGCGCATGATCCTCGGTGTGAATGCGTTTGAAACAACACAAGCCGCACGAAAGAAAAGCCTGCGTGATTTCATGCGTGCTCTCTACGGCACCAAGTCGAAGATCAAGCTGGACAAAGAACTGGAGAAACTCGAAACCAAAGTCGAGCGCAGTCGAGTCACATACCTGAGCGGAGAGATCAGAGAAAGCGACACCAAAACAGTTGAGGAGGTGGCGAAGATCATCAAGTCTCCATCCACATTCGGTTACTCTGCGGAAGAGGCAAAACTGTGGGAAGATGAAATGGATGCATGGTCGAATCTGCCAAATGCACGCAAGCGCAACCTGACCATCGACAGGATCAAGACACTAGGCACTCGCATCGAGATTCCTTTGTCACAGATGGAAGCTGTATACATGGCAATGGCATTGCGCCAGCCAGGCATCCTCGACCAGCAGTCAGTGCATGGCTACGATCACGTTACCCAGACTGAGCTTGAGGCATTCATGAGCGACGATGCCAAAAACTGGCTGGCATGGTTTGGCGCGGAATACTCGGCGGAATATGACACTGCTAACGAGGTCTTCATGAAACTGTTTCACACGCGCATGCCGCAGATACAGTTTTACGCTCCGCTTTTGAAGAACCATCAGGGCAATCAAGCCAGCCTTGATCCGCTGAACTCTGGTGTTGTCTCGCAATCGGTAAACCCTGGCGCAGTCAAATCACGTCGAGGACGCACATCGTCGCTGAGAATTGAAAGCGCATTGGCAGTCTATCAAGCGCACTTCGTGCAAATGGATTACTGGGTGCATATGGCTGAATACCTTCGCGATACTCAAGCCGTGATGCTGAATGCAGATGTGCAGAATGCGATCAAATCGGGTCATGGCGCAGAGGCAATGCAGACACTGTCATCGTGGATCCAGCTTGAAATGTCACGAGGAGTTGGCAAAGGCGCACTCGTCATGCACTCGTCAAAACTGATGAGGAACCTGAAGTCAGGTGTGGCGATGAAAGCACTCGCATTCAATATCGGCACATCGATCAAGACGCTTTCGAGTGTGTTCTATTCATTGGGTGAAATACCAATCACGAGATGGCCGGCGGCATTCACGCGAGGTGTTGAGCATTGGGGCAAGATGTGGGACACGAACATCATCCAAAACCGGCTTGAGCTTGGTGGAACTCCTGAGATCAGGCACATCTTGGCAAATGCTGGCAAATCAAAGAATTCAATTCTTAGGCTTGTTGAGAACGCATTGGTGTATGGGTCTGTGCCGACCCAGTATGCTGATGCTGTGCTGACCTCATATTCGGCGGCAATGGTCTATGGCGACCGGTTCGCTCAAGCTAAGGATGCCGGTGCCGGCGACGATGCTGCTCACAAATATGCGGCTCGTGAAATGGAGATCGCTGTGAGCCGAACCGCTCAACCGAATGACTGGTCTGGCCGATCACTGATCGAGAATGATGTCAGCGGAGTCTTCAACCTGCTGTCTATGTTCTCGTCGGATCCTCGACAGAAACTCGGACTCGTTGGTGAGGCAGTGATGAAATGGAAGCGCGGAGGAGCGACCAACGAGGAAGCAATGAGGAAGGTTTTGGCATATTGGGTGATACCTGGGCTGATGTTCCAAGTCGCTAATGCTGTCACTCGGTCGTTATTCAAGGACGACGACAAAGAGTGGGAACTCGACAACTTCATTCGTGCTGCCATCGTTGGCCCGTTGCAGGGATTGTTCCTGCTTGGTGCTGCTGCTGAGTTCTTTATCGCATCAGCAGTTGCTGCGGCGACCGAGAAACTCACCGGAGAAAAGCAGGATGCACCGCGAAACTGGAGATCTTCGATAAACCCAATGGTGGACATGTCTGATCAATTCCTTCAATCGATTAAGAAATTGCCAGAGAATATGGAAAATGAAGATTACCTCGGTGGTGCATGGCAAATCATGAAAGCTGGGGGCGCGATGGTCACTCCGTTCTCGCCGGCTGGATCCGCACCAGGTATTGCCGACCGAGTCTTCAAAGACACTTCGACCCTATTCTACGGCAAAGAAGACTGACGTTCTCAATAATGAGTTGCAAATTTGATAATTTAGATCACCATATCACATGAACCGAGATCACTCGTCCAAAGGCTACAAAGTAGTCAAGAACACAGCGGCAACTGCTGCCAACTTTTACGGCTTTTCGGTCGTCTCTGAGGCTACTATCACGACTGTTGTCGCACCAACTGCCGGCAATCCTGATGACACGGCTTACACCGGTGACACTACAGGTTTGGCTAGTGTCGTCTTGCCTGTCGGATATTATCCAATCCGTGGATCATCGATCACATTGGGTGGTGGAATTATAATCCTGTGGACTGAATAACATGAGTGATCTTGGTTTAATTTTAGGCTTTTTAAAAGGAGGTATCTATCATGGATATTAGCCTTGGCCTTGCATTAAGCCTTGAAGGTGGTGGAGCGTTAACTCCTCCAACCATTGCTCCAGTGTTGATGGTAACGACTGAACTTGGCAGTGATGTTGCTGCTCTTAGCTGGACTGCTAGTGACAAGACAACAAGCCCAGGATTCTATTATGATGTTGAGGTAGATATTGATGGTGGTGGGTATGGTTCGTTAACCACTACAACAAGTCTCACATACAATGACACTCAAGGGACAGCAGGAGGTGAAATATATACCTATCGCATAACTCCACACAACGATGCAGGTGGAGGGATCAGTAGCAATACTGTTGGTGTAGTTTTGCCGGGGGAGTCTGATGGGCCGATTCTACTCGGCCCCAATAACACGACAAATCCACAGTATGTATATAATGATTTCACGCTTACTTGGTCTAGCATTGCTGGTGCGGCGACGTATGATCTCTACAAGTCAACTACTGACAGCAGTTACACCCTGTGGCAGGCAGATATCGCAGCGACGAGTTTGGTTATTCTGTATTCCTCAGCTTTTGGAGTGGGCAACTGGTGGTACGTCATCGCTCATGATGGTGCTGGACATTACTCGTCGCAAAGCAACCATCTGGAATGCACACCGATCAGTGCTGGTGCAACATTGAGAAATCTTGAGGATGGCACAAGCAGAGAACTTGAAAACGGTACAACACGAACTTTAGAAGCATAATTTCATGGCTGGAAAAATCACAGATTTAACAGAACTCACATCAGGCAATCTTGCTGATGCTGATCTTATGGAGGTGGTTGATGTTTCGGATACATCAATGGCAGCGACTGGCACGAACAAGAAGTCGCTTTGGAGCAGCATTAAAGCCTCACTAAAAACATATTTTGATACACTTTATGCTGATGGAGCAGTTGTTCCGAGTACTGCACCTACAGCAGGTCAGTTGCTTGTGGGCAATGCAGGAGGAACAGCTTATGCTCCAGTGTCACTCAGCAGTGATGCTACCGTAGCCAGCACAGGCGCACTGACTTTGGCAACGGTAAATAGCAATGTCGGAGCATTTGGTAGTGCCACCAAAGCATCTGTGGTGACAGTGAATGCCAAAGGACAAGTCACCGCTGCCAGCGAAACCACCGTGACTCCAGCGGTGGGTTCTATTTCAGGACTCGGCACCGGAGTGGCAACGGCACTGGCAGGCAATGTCGGCACAGCAGGAGCACCTATCGTCAATGGTGGCGATCTTGGCACACCATCAAGTGGCACACTTTCTGGATGCACAGGATTGCCTATCGCTGGACTTACTAGCTCCACAAGCACCGCTCTTGGAGTTGGTACGATTGAGCTTGGCGCAGCTTCCGATACTACCTTGGCCCGCAGCAGTGCAGGCAATGTCACCATCGAGGGCAACTTGATTTACCGTGCAGGTGGTAGCTTCGTTGGAATGCCTGTTGAGCTTGCTTATGCTTGCTCAGACGAAGGCACTGCTCTGACTACAGGGACTGCCAAAGTGACGTTCCGAATGCCATTTGCTATGACACTGACGGGAATCCGTTCCAGCGTTACGACTGCTCCAACTGGCAGCACTCTTGTTGTTGACCTCAACGAAGGTGGAACATCTGTCTTGAGCACTAAGTTGAGCATTGATGCTACCGAGAAAACCAGTGTCACTGCTGCAACTGCTGCTGTTATCTCAGACAGTGCTTTGGCAGACGATTCTGAAATGACTATTGATGTGGATCAAATCGGCTCAACAATTGCAGGAGCAGGTCTGAAAGTGACCCTAATTGGAACTCGCGCATGAACCTTGTGAATCCATATCGGTTTGCTGCTGCTGGAAATACTGACCCGTATTTCTCAAGCGTTGTGCTGCTTCTGCATTGTGATGGGACAAATGGAGCAACAAGCGCAACCGACTACAGCAATTCGGCGCACTCTATTACTTTCTATGGCAATGCTCAGTTGAGCGACACATCACCTAAATTTGGGACAGCAGCAGTATTATTTGACGGAAGCGGTGACTACATCCAGGCACCAGATTCCGCCGATTGGGATTTCGGGACAGGAGATTTCACCATCGAGTTTTGGTATAAATCGACCACAAACACATCTGATCCAGGCACCTTTGTCAGCCAATACAACGGCAATGGGTTCACTTTCCGGTGGTATCTCGGTGCATTGTATATGCTCAATGGTGCCACCACGATTGCGACTGGCGGATCATGGACACCCACCACCGGCGTATGGTATCACATTGCTGCCTGTCGCAGCGGCACTAGCCTCCGTCTATTTGTGGACGGCACCCAATCTGGTTCTACAGCAACAAGCAGTGATAATATCACCGGATCAAACCTGCCACTCGAACTTGGCTGTATGCCATATTCAGGTGGACACATCTTCCCCCTTAACGGCAGGCTTGATGATGTTCGCATAACAAAAGGAGTGGCGCGATACACCGCCAATTTCACCGCACCAACTGAGGCATTCCCTAACTCATAATGAAACTGCTCTACAACACACTCACCGAACGACTGCAACCTTATCCCCGCGACGATGACGAGGATGTAGTTGGACTGTCACCTGAATACCTCATCATGCAGGTAGTCAATGCCGCCAAACCAGTCTTCGACGAAGCAACAGAGATTCTTGTGCCTGCACAGACGGTCAACACCACCACGAAGACCGTGACTAACGGCTGGACGATTGCACCAAAGCCTGAGCCAGTCTCCTTTCCAGTCGCAGTCTCCATGCGCTCACTCCGACTCGCTTTAATCGACGCTGGACTCTATCAGTCTGTCGTTGCTGCGATCAACGGCATACCTGATGCTACAGAAAGGCTCAAAGCTCAAATCTGGTGGACAACATCAATGACTGTTTATCGCAATAATCCTTATGTTGCCGCAATCGGATCTGCTGTTGGAAAAACCACAGACGAAATCGATCAACTTTTCTTGTCAGCTCAAACCTTGGATTTATCATAACCCATGAACCCCGTGGAACTGCTCGATCATTGTAACTTAATATTAGGTAGAGTCGAAAAACTCTGGAAGATTGCTCTATCGATCATGATTGCTGCTGGTGGCGGTGTGCTATGGGGTGCAAGATTGGAGTGGCGAGTTACTGAAGCCGCTGCAAGTTTAGTCGAAGTTAAAACTAAGGCAGACAGCACTGCTCTTGATGTTTCCCGCATCAAGGGACACATGAATATCAGCAAGACCCCACCTCCTGCCAGCACACTGCAAACTGCATCCATTCCGCCCTGCACTGACCCTAACCCCGAACAACAAACCCACTGACCCATGAAAAAGAAACTCCTCCTCTGGCTATCCCTCATCACCAAAGCCGCATCAATCGGCACTGGTGTAGCATCCCTACCAATCGTCGCAATGCTGCCCGCTCAATATGCTGGCTATGCCGCAATCGCATTTGCCGGCGCATCGCTGATCAAAGACACGACCAACCGCATCGCTGATCTCGCTGATGATGGTGTGATCAACAATAGCTATCACGGCTAACAACGCATGATCACGACTCTGGCAGATGCTGCCGGCATCATCGTCGCGATTGTTTCCCTGACTATTTTTAGCATGATGGCAATGTATAAACTATGAACACAACTGACTTCGCTAAACTTGTGCAGACCCGTCTCGGCGTGTTTGCTGATGGTAACCCAGGCAGCATCACTCTCGCTGCATTGGATAAGGTTTTGCCGCCAAAGGAGCAGGCAAAGCCAGACCCTGTGCCAGTAGTTACTTTTACCGGTGATAAAGTCGATGAGCGCAGCGAACGTGTGATCTCGACTCTCCACCCACGGTTGCACGACAAAGCCCGTCAGCTTGTGCAACGTGCAGCATCAGCAGGAATCAAAATCAAAATCATCAGCGGACTGCGAACATACGACGAACAGAATGCGCTCTATGCTCAAGGCCGAACGTCATCTGGCAAGATCGTCACCAATGCTCGCGGCGGATATTCCAACCACAACTTCGGAGTCGCTTTCGATGTCGGTGTTTTTTCGGCGGATGGCAGCAAATACATCGACGAATCGCCCAGCTATAAGATCGTCGGTCAACTCGGCAAATCACTCGGTTTTGAATGGGGCGGCGATTGGTCATTGATTCAAGATCAACCGCACTTCCAGCTTCGTCCAGCATGGGCTAATGGCATGAATGAAAGTGTCATGCTCGCTGAGATGCGTGCGCGTAAGGCATCGAATCAGGACGTGTTCTGATTAAGTGCATGTTTATCATCGAGGGGAAAGAATGCGGCGTGTGGGAAACCATAGACGAAGCCGAATGCATGGAAGATGCCATTATGCTTGCGTCATGTCATTGCGCCAATCTGCCTGAAGATCGGATCAGGATTTCAACACCTGACAATTCAATATTATGACTTCAGAATTTGAGCGCATCGCTGCACACTTTTGCAGCACCGCTAAATGCAAAAAGAGGAAGGTCGCAACCTTGCAGGTGCATCACGAGCCTGGCGTGACGTGGGTATGTTGTGAACACGAGAAATGCGCCTGCGTCCTGAACGATGGCGACTCATCCAGCCTGTCAGAGACACTCGCAAAATGGGTGCGTCGGCACGGGTA